CAATATATGTTTATCAATACCAGTTCTTTCTTCTACTGGTACCTCATATAGTTGAAGCATATAGTTATTATATTCTTCTCTTGATAAAGAATAGAATTCCTTCAATGTAAGAGCACCAGCTCTTTTTTTATTTTCTATCACTATTTTATTTTTCATTTTCTTTATTTTATATATAAATATATAAAAATTAATTTACTTATTATAGTATAGACACAATTCGTCCTCCTATGGTTTTTATACCTGACTTGAACTCACCCAATAATCTTCCCCAAACCAGTCTATGTTGATAATGTGAACCTCAACACTTGCCCCATATTTGAGTTATAGTTATTGACCTTTTTCGTAGATGGTACGCCTCAACCGTTATGTTTAGATATTATCTCAATCTTACAGTTTACTCCACCACTCAGACCCCTACTCTCAAGATACGTCTTGTTTACCCTTGGGGCGAGCACTTCCTTTTTCTGTCAGAAGTCTACATTTAATAAATATCTTTATTTTTACCAAAATCCAGATATGTCCTAATATAAATAAAAAACAATAAATAAAAAAATATCTTCAAAAGATTTTGTAATCTCAGATATTTATAGTATATTAGTGGTATAATAATTCACATTTAAAAAAGGAAGCAAATGTCAGATTACAAATCAACAACACAGGACAGTATTGTCCGTCAGTCATCATTAAAATTCGTTCAAGACTACCAACGTACTATTGGGTGTCCATTAACCATCAAAGAGATTATGGGTATCACCAATGTCATTGTTGACTATTGTCAGAATGGTTGGTCCAAAGAACTTGGAACAAGAGTTGAGAACATTGATAAATTTATTCAGGATAAATTTCCTGAACAATAATATGAAATTGGGTGGTGTGGTGTACCACCCTTTTTTATTTATCTATTTATTATGAGCAATTTTAAATTTTTTAAAAAGAACGATGGGACTGAACTATTTCCAAATACCATCAACGACAACTACTTTCTACATGAAAGAATAACAGAACTTGAAACCTATAACAATAGATTGATAGAACAATTAACTGAATGTCAAGATAGGTTACTACATCACGCTAGTAGAGTATATCCTGATATAACAACACTAAGAGATGAACAACGTATTGATAGAACTGTTGCACTCCAATTTACAAATAGGGATGATTTCTTTATGCATCTAAGAAGACAACAAGTTACAAGGATTGCGGAAAAGTTATTAGAGAATAATTTGATTGACCATACCTTTTCACCAGATGAACCAAATGGTGATTATGTATCAAGAATGAAAATAAAAGTTCAAACACTTTAGATTTTTCAAATAGTTTTATATATTTATAAAAGAGGGATGGTCACGTATTCATCTAAATTTGAATTATTACCGATTGCCATTTTGTAAAGTTCCATAGACCATCCCTTTTTATTAGTTATTTTCATTAAAAAAGGTACCCTTATAGAGTACCTTTTTATTTTTTGGTCTATGTTCAAAACTCGTCAAAGTGTTTTATAATCATAAATATATCAAATCCTAATGCGAATGTAACCCACGCTAAACAGAAGTATAGATAGTACTTAAACACTTTATCAATAATTCTATCTTTCATCCCATTTGGATTTACATACAGCATACGCTTGTCCTTCCACATCATACTCACCAATAATTTCACCAATACATCTACTGATATACTTTTGTTCATCTTCATCTCCTGATGGTGATGGGATTGGGAAACCTTCCTTCTTTATCTTAGATTGGTTTTCTTTTATAGGTACACAGTTTGGTACCATCTTACCGTCTTTTTCTTTCATACCAATTGGTTCGTAACCTTCCCAACAAGCACCTTCAAGACCTTCGTCTTCCATGTTTTTTGGTGCAATCTTAGCACCATTCAATTCTAATCTAATTCTGTATAATTCTTCTAATTTCATTTGATTAATTTTTTATATTCTTCTAAACTTAGTTCTTTACCCAATACAAACATTGAGTTAAAGTTATGATACATCCAATTTATTAATGTGTCACCATCAATACCATATACATTTTGGTCTCTTACTTCTTCAGTAATTAAACGATGAATGTAACCATCCTTACCTGTAAAATTCAATTCAACATTGTTAGGTATTGGTAGGTATGTATGTGATTGTTTTTTTATATTATAACCCATTGTGTTTTTTTAATTTTCTATTCTCAGCCATTAGACCTTCTACTCTTTTTTCAAGATCTTGAACTTTTATATTCAATCCATGTATTTCAGTCTTGAGGTCTTCAATTATTTTAACATAGATATTAACCGATAATTCAAGATTACGTAAAACTTGATTATCCGTCTCTGCTGTTACTTTTCTTCTTCCAACAAACCAACCAGCAATACCGGTTAGTATGTTACTTGCAATTAAAATTAATTCTGTATTCATTTCTTTAGTATTAGTGGCAATCTGAACATGGTGGGTCATAATGGTCCATTTCAGACCACATTGGTATTGACCTACCTAATTGTTGTTTAGAATAACCATAACGAGTTGTATGGTTTAAATAAATTGGTGAGTTGTACTTAGAACCTTTCTCAGGTGTCATACCATCATAAGTTGAATATGTATTGTAGTCAGGGAATAAGTTCTGTCCTTTACCAGTTATTAAGTAATCTTGTAATCTCATCTTATAGAAATCACTACGTTGTTTTTGAATACCTCTCAAGTATTTCATTGTTTCAGTATCCACCGCTGTAGCACTTTCCATCTCACCTTGTACAATTGAACGGTTCATTGTTCTGTAGTGTAAATGAGGTATCATCTCATAGTACGCAGTTTGTATCAAATAAGGGGCAATATATTCGTTGACAAGGGTTATCTCATCAGCATTAAGGGTATTACCTGTCGGTTGAATTTGGTTCAACAGATGGTCATAAAACTTGGTTCCCAATAATGGTTGAAGATGGATGTCTTGAGCAATACCAATCTCTGCTCTAATTGCATCAATGTCAACGTTCTTGTTAGTGTTAGTAAACGCCTTTAACTTATTCTCTGATATTAATAGTTTGTTAGCCATAGTTTAATTAATCGTTTTCTTCTTCACCCAACCAAACGTTACATTCTTCTTCTGTTAATCCGTATCCACTCATTAACATATGTATTGCTTGACCTCTGGTTATTTTTTCTTTATTATATTCACGTACAATTCTCATAAGGTTTTGGTACTCACGACCTTTTAAACCTTTGATATTTTCATTGATGATTACCTTTTCACTTTCAGCTTCAACTGGTGTAACTGGTTTATCTTCAACAATTGGATTTTCATTAACATCACCAGTCACATAGATTGATAATGGTTTAATTTCAAATGATGTTGGTTTTTGGAATTTCAATGATACTAACTTGTCAAAACATCCCAATAGTTCTTTTTGATATGGTTGGATAACCATCTTTCTAAAGTACTCAGAATGGTCCACAATTTCGTTTCTGGTCCCTAATTTTCCTGAAGTGGATATACCATATAACTCACCTGAAGAAACCCTGTGAGCGGAAAGTATAGTACGTACAATGTCATCATAGATTGCTGCGTAGTAACCATCATTTGCTGAAGGTTGGATTTGTGTAATATCAGGAGAGAGTTCCTTACTTTCGTTAAATGATATGATTGGTCTACCAGCATTGTTTACAGATGTAAACTGACTTTCAAGTGCTCTTGTAACCAACATCTGTTCTTCTTCACCTGGTATACCATTGTTCATATTAATCCAAAGAGATGGCATCATACCATTCTTTAGGTTATTAGAGTGGAACTCTTTTATATTCACATCAATCTCAATTGCTGCCATTGCTCCTGAATAATCAGGTTGTGGATAATATGAGTTTGATGGGGAATATTGTTTGTAATAATAAATTTGTGATGGGTCACCCTCTTCTTGATTGAATGTATCATACTCAGTTGGTGGGAACTTTCTTGTGTTACCCCAATCAGGTGAGTAATAATATTTTTCAATCTCGTCTGTTTCTTGACTAATCTTACCACATCTAACTCTACTAAAATCAATGTGATAAATCTCAGCAATACTCTTTCTATCTCTTGACCAAATAACATTCAATGCATAACCACCAAATAAAACCAAATCCAATGCACATTTTTTCATTACATCGTATACGTTTTCTTTCTTGTTGATTAGGTTGATTGTAGCCATAGGATTGTTTAAAGAAACAATTCCATCACCCATTATTTGTTCTCTCTTGGAGATTATTACTGCTTTGTGTATTGCACAATTATTATATCTTGAAATAAGATATGACGGCATTTGGTTGTTCTCACCATACAATACCCATGGGAAACGTTGAAACACTTCACTGAATACAGGAAGGATTGGTTCTTGGGTAAAGTTTATTTTGCCTAATTGGTATTTCTGTATTTTATCCATATTAATCTTGTATATATATGTAATTGCTATTATCTTCGTCAGGTGAAATGTACTCTACAAAGTCATTACCCTTTTCGGTTGTACCATCCAATCTACATAAACTTGTGAATACGAGGTTAGTACCATTACCAAATATCTGTAGTTGGTATTGTCCCTCGTAATTTAAATCTTGACCAGGATTTTGTAAATTTAGAACAATCTCACAGTATCTATCATTCTCACCATATTCAGCAGGATTGTTAGTATCAATTACATATGATTTACTTTCCTGTGATAATGCGTGTACGAATGTTAAAGTATACGTATTGAAGTTCTGTCTTGAATTATTATTTATATTCAAGACCAATTCGTTTTGTTGTCCTTTCTGTAATATTAACATAATTTTACTCTATATAATTAAATATAAATTTTTCCATTTTGAAATGGTAAATAACAAAAAAAGGGGCTTGACGCCCCTCTTTATAGAATAGAGATATAGAAATTCGGCCCACAACAGACCTACTTTTTCCTTATTTGTTAGTCATTGAAACCACCCGCTGTAAAGATAGAACTTAAAGTTCCACTGATTACATTTGCTGGTTGAGGTTCTTGACCTGTGAAAATCAATTCAAATCCGTTTCTATCACCTAATGCAACACCTGTTGCTGCTGAACCACCTGATAAGAACATACCATTTACTTGTCCTAAATAGTATTGTACATCATTTTGGTCAACTGCAATAATTTGGATAGCATCGTTTTGTGACAACAGTTTCAATTGATTACGTTTATCTTGGTCATACTTGTAAAGAACCGCAGTCAATACTTGCTCAAAATAGATTGTACCATTCTCAAAAGATTTGGTAACGTTTTGACTAAGTGATGAAGTGTTTCTTTTCAATTCAAATTGGAACCAAGAACCTTGTCCTGTGATACCTGTGATAGGACCAGTAGAACCAGATACTGATACAGCAGATACTTCAGGTACAGTAGAACCAGTAGCACCTAAAACGTAAATCGTTTTAATACCACCAATACCATCTGAACAACCTAAGGTAACGCCTTGTGAAATGTAGCAACTCATATATTATTATTATTAAGTTAAATCGTTTATTAAATTTGTGGGGACTTTCACCCCACTGTTTTTATCTATTTTAGAACAATTATGCTAAGTTGTTAGTAGCGAAGTATACTGTTGAACCGAACAATGCGATTTGAGCACCATAGTTATAGTTAGCTCTTAATCTTAATTCATCGTAGTCCTTAGAATACCAGATTACTAATTTCTCGTGGTCAGACAATAAGTCAAAACCTACTACCATATATTCTGCTGGTCCGATAGTAACTTTGTTAGAACCGTTCAATCCAATTGTAGGGATTACCTTAACGTTTGTGTTAGGGTGAACAGCTTCCATATTACCAGTGATTTCAGAAGAACCAATGTAGTTAGAGAAGAAGTTAGCTTTAGTTAACGCCTGTACATATAAACGGAAGTTTGCGTAAGACATAAACACACGTAAATCTTCACGAGACATTGCGTCATCAGATAATGCGTTGATTAATTTATCTACCTCTGTGATAGGGTTACCATTTTGACCGTAGTCTACTGAGTTTGTGAAAGTTGTTCCTGAAGCAGAAGCTGCAACACCTGTAGTTCCTGTAACGATTAACGCCTTGAAACCATCAAAACAATCACCACCACCTGTAGTAGCAGTCCATAATTTACTTTCAATTCTTTGTTGAATTTGTTTTACCTTTAAGTCAGCAATTTGTTGTTCAAATGGAACAGTTTCTTGAGTTTGACCTGGCTTCATCAACATTGATTGATAAGTGTCAAATAAGTCTTGGTAACATAATGCTTCATTGTACTTCTCAGCACATGTAGTAATGTTTCTTTGAGTGAAGGTAGTTGTTGTACCTGTTGCTGGATCCCATCCACACTCACCTGCTTGGAACACGATGTTTGAGTTCAATAGGTTCAATGCTTGTGTTCCTTTGATACCTAATCTTACGTTAACGTATTTTGGAGTTGTTGCACCGATAAGTGCTTTTGATAACAATTCACCACCCACTTGGTCAACATATGAACCAATAGTTGCTACGTCATACGAAAAGTTTTCTTTCTTTAAAATTTTCATAATTTCTTATTTTTTAATTTTTTTAATTTATTTTTTTCTCATTGCTGCAATTGCTGCCAATCTGTCAGCGATTACATCATCAGAATTTGATTGTTTATTAAAATCTGTTTTACCGTCAGATATTTTCTTACCTGCTGGTTCTTTCTTGAATGCATTAAATTCAGCATTCATACTTTCTACCTTATCTTCCATTGACTTCATTTTCTCAGATATTTTTTCCATCATATCTTTAACTAAAGCAACGAATTCTGCCATTGGGTCTGGTGTCTCAACTTGAACTTCAGAACCTTTAGGTCCCTCTACTTCAACATCAGCAAGTTCAATTTCAACTTCAGGTCCTTCTGCTTCCGCAACTTTTTCTTCAATTCTTGCAATAACTCCTTCTTTGGTTTCTACCTTCGTACCATCTTCTAGTTCGTGTACTCCATCGGGAGCAGGTAATTCACCTTCTTCAGTTACTACAACAACCTTAGCACCTTCCATCAAACTATCTCCCTCAACTTTAATTTGAGTTCCATCTACCAATTTAGCATCAACGAAAATTTGTTTTACTGATGTAATAGTTCCGTTTTCAACTTCTATTTCAAAGTTTTCAACTAATCTGTATGAACCACTTTCTAATTCAACTCTTTCAAACTCATCACTTACTTTGGTAATTTTACTACCAGCTTCAAGTTTTAAAGTTTCTACAATTGTATTGTCTTCTAATTTAAAAGAAGCCAAAGTAGGTTCGTCAGATATGAAACCAAATTTAACCATCAATGATTTAATCTCTTGGATTGCTGTTTTTGGGTTTGACATAATCTTTTTTTATTATTTAATTTATTATCTTATATTATTAAATATAAGTTTATATATATATTACCAAATACTATTTGTATTTGTTCAATATCTTAACTACTTCTTGTAAGAACATATGTTCCTTAGCAAAGTCTGCAATCTCCTCAAAGTATCCTGATACACTAAAACCTCTTAGTTCACCGTTCTTTACTTTGTTCCAAACCTCATCGTTCTTAACCTTCATAGATACAAACCATGTACCGATAGGTAAATCACCATACCCATACTTGTTTGATTTATCTTCCTTATCTTCTTTAATCCAACTCTCAACAACATATACATCTGATACCGCTTTACCATTATGGTTCTCATCGTTATTATCAATGTACTTGTTCTTCATATATTTCTCAGCAATCATTTTGATAGTTTCTGCACTGAAATAAACATAGTATGGATTACCCATCATATCTCTACGGAATATCTTTAGGTCAGGTATCATTGCTGGTCCAACAACCATTTTCTTTTCCTCATCAGTTTGAAATTTCTGTTTGGACATATTGGTTTTGTTGATTTCTTCTAATTTGTTTTGTGCCCATTCAATACCTGCTGTACCACCCCAAGCATCCCACATAAGACCACCACATCCTTCTGAATATGGTACATCTTTGTTTTGTCTATGTCTTGCAAATGATGCCATTCTTGAAATTGTTTCTTCAGATATTGCTTCACCCTTAGCAAGTTGGTTAGCTCTCGCTTTACCCACAGGTGTTCCACAAGAACCCCATCCATTCTTTTCAGCCCAATCTAATGCTCTTTTTGCTGCCTTTCTTGCACTCTCAGGATAATCTGTATAACTTTCAAATGCAATAGATTTTTCTATTGTCTGTCCTGATACTTGGTCAACATAAGATGGTAAGTTATTATCATAACCAAAATCTTTTGATAACCCTAAGTTCTTCTTTGTTGAAGGTGATGGATTTGCTTCTGTTTTACTTGTAATTGTACTTGGTTGAGGATAACCTAATAAGTCACCATAGTCTTCTGTAGCAACTCTATCTGTTGTAACAGAACCTTTGTTTACAATTGTACCGGTCTTTTTGTATTTTAATTTAGCCCATCTGTGTCTACAATTGTAACCACCTCTCCAAACCATTGCTGATTGACCAAAGTCATTTACCAAATCATCCATATCTTCTACTCTCCACACATAGTTCTTATTCAATAAATCTGAACAGAAATCTCTTGTGGTTGCAATGATTGGTGCTTGTTTAATTCTTGGGTCTAATATATATTTGTAACGAATACGATATTCTTCATCTTCATCCATAAATGATGGAGAATTTGGTTTAGGTGCAGTTAAAAAACTTTCCTCACCATTTACCTCAATTGATACTAATTCAAAACCAGCATCAAGTAATTCCTGTTCAGGACTACCTTTACCATATAACATCTCAAGATACTTACTATCTTCACCGTCAGGGATATGGAAACATTCCTCAGTTGCAGAGTGTTTATGTTTATTAAACGCTACCCAATTAACTTCAATGGCTGGTTCATCAACAAGGGAAATACTATCAATTCCTGATAATTCATCTTCCTCGTCAATTCTCAATTCGTATATTTTATCTTTCTTCATACTATTAAATATAAATTTATCTACCTTGACCTTTGTACTTCTTAGGTTTCTGTGATTTAGGTCCATAGGACTTTTTACCGTTTGGTTGTGATTTACGTTTACCGAAACTAATTTTAATACTGTTTCCTACTGATTTTCCTTTAGCCATATTATAGTGTTGAAAGGTCCTTTAACCTTGCTAGTTTTTCACTTTCTGTTGTCAATTCATTACTAACAACATAAGTTTTCATTATTACTGGTGATTGTTCTTGTTGTGGTTTTTCTACTGCCGCAGCATCAGGTCTTATAAATAATTGATTTCCGAATGATGTTCCACCACCCATTTGGTTCATGGCAGATAACATGGGTGCAAACATTGTTACAGCACCTCTTGTCATTATTGCTTCACCACCTTCAGCCTCAATCATCATTCCACCTTGAGCATGTCTCGGTCCTTTTAACATTCCACCCTTCTCATAGTTTCTACCCATATTAGGTGTTGCTGATGATGAACCACCACCTTCAGATTTACCACCACCACCTGATGATGATATTTTAGATATACCTGTTCCTACCGCAAGTGCCACACCTGCTAAACCTGTGATGGTTGCAATTTGGTTAGCGGTAAGTGCTGCCTTAAGTGAGATTGCTGCTGCAGGTGCTGTGATTGGGTTTGCAAGTAATGGTGCTGCTGATGCAACCGCACCAGCCTTAGCAGCCGCTGAACGTGATAATATCTGAGCCACAGATGCCGCTTGTTGTATTAACAATGCGGTAATTTGTAGTCCTTTATTCTCACCTGCAAGACCTGCCACAATATCACCTAATTGTTGTAATGCACCAACCTTAGCCTGTTCCAATGCGGTCTCAGCTTCAGTTTGGAATTGTTTTAAATCAACAAGTAATTGTGCTTGTGCCTTAGCGTTCTCAAACTCATTTATACCAACTTCCTTCTGATTTTCTAATTTTAATTGACCATACGTTTTCTGTATTTCAAGTAATTGATTTTCATAATCTGTTTTGGTAATCTTACCATTATTATATAAGTTTAGATAAAAATCCTTTTCAGTTTGTTCATCCTGTTTAAGTAATGCATTTTTATCTTCTAATTGTCTTTTCTTTGTTTCATACAATTTTCTTTGATATTCATAATCTTTAAGTTCTCCACTTGCCAATTTAATATCCAAATCTTGTAATTCTTTTTCATCTGCAGCACTTCTTTGTTGGGTTAAAGTTTCATACTTCGTTGTGTACGCCTCTTTCTCCTTTTCAAACGCTTCTTTCTTTTGTTTAAGAATTTCTTCTTCTACCTTTTGTTCTCTTGTTTTTCTATCTGTATTATAGTTAGCTTCAAGTTCATTTAATTCAGTTTGTAACTTCTTTCTTTCTTGTGCAGTGGTTCCTTGAACCTTCATCAAGTCTTCTATTCTTTTCTTTTCTCTTACAAAATCCTCATCCTTTTGTTTTTGTTCCGCCTTAGCAGCTTCCAATGGGTCTTTGATTGCAGCTTCTTTTGAACGAGCGAGTTCTGTCTCAGATTGAGCAAGTGCTTCATTATCATTGATAGCGTCTTGTTTTCTTTTCTTCTCAGCCTCAGCAGCTTGTTTTGCTTTATCACTTTCTTCTTTTTTCTTTGCCGCAAGTTCTTCAGCCTTCTTCTTTGCCTCTTCTTGTCTTTTCTTTTCATTCTCTGCAGCCTCCTTACCAACTTCATCAATATCTTTGGTTGCGGCAGCAATACTTGCCTTGGATACACCCAATTTCTCAGCAAACCATGCAAATCCCTCTCCAACCTTAACAATTATCTCAGCAAGTTTTTCAAAGATTGGAACCGCTACTGTGTTAATTAACGCAAGTAATGGACCCATAATGGTTGTAAACGCCTGTGACATTTTATTAAGTGCACCTTGACCTTCCTTAGTTTTACCTAATGCTTCCTTTAAGAATGCAAACGCACCTACTAATGCAGTTACGGTTGCAAGTATTGGATTTGCAACAAGTACCTTAAACGCCTTATCAAGTCCTTGAAGTGATTGACCAACAGTACCAGCAATACCTGGCATAGTTGCCAAGGCATCTTTAAATTCCATTGATTTTAATGTGGTAACTTCCAACTGATCACCTAAGTCATCTAATTGTTTCTTAGCCTTCTTCATTCCTGCTAAGTCACCTTTCTCCTCCGCTTCTTGGAATGCTACGGTTGCTTGTCTAATTTGTAAACGAAGGGACTTGAATTTACCCTCAGTTTCATTTAGAGTTGCTTTGGTTTGTTCAAACGCATTATCTGCGTTCTTAAGTTCTGTGTTAAGTTTCTTCCACTCAGCACTACCTAATGGTAAGTCATTTAACTTTTTCTGAGTATCAGTATATAACTGTCTAAACTCGTTGACGGAGGTTTTGGTTAAATCCAATTCCTTACCGTCAACCTTTATTTTAAAATCTACTACGTTAGTCGCCATAATTAATTAATTTTTAAGGACAAGGTCCATCACCCATTTCAATTTGTAAAGCCGGTGCTGAACCGTTTGTTGCTTGACCATTAAATGTTCTTGATGTACTTGTTGCAATTGCACAGTTATAAGCACTGTTTGTATCGGTTATTGCTACATAGTTTCCTGTAATACCACTATAAGATATTACAACAGATAAACTACTTCCAATTTGGTCGGTAATACCTGAAGCAAAATCACCAGCAATTACAGGGAATGTTACACCTGTTATTTGTACACCATTAACTGTTACATTTGTAACTGAAGCACTTGTTGCATTATTTGTAATCTCAACATACTTTTCAGTTATTGGTGCTGGTGTAGGAGTTGGAGTTGGTGTTGCTGTTGGGGTAGGAGTTGCTGCACCACAAACTGTTAAGTTTGAAACATAACCTAAACTACTAATTGTTGCAGCCCATCTATCACTATCTTTATAAATGTGATAATATTGGTCATTACCCGTAAATTGTGTAAATAATGTACTATCAACATATAATATATCACCATTACTTAATGTATCACCATTTGGAATATATAAAGTTACTGATGGATAATTAGTATCCGCACAAGCTAAAGTTGAATTAGCAAATGTTGCTCCTGTATAAACACCATAACCTACCGGTAATACTGGTGATGGTGTTGGTGTAGGAGTTGGTGACGGTACTGTACCACTATCAATTGTTAATGCAACTTGTTGTGTTGTTGGTGCATCAATTACATATGTAAATGTTGTATCAATTCCTGATGAGAATGGACAACTTGATGATGACCCATTACCATTCATTACACAAGCAACACTCGTTCCAAATACAATACTATCATTAGTTGTTAAACCTGTAATAGTGTATATGAATGAACAAGTTCCTGGTAAGGTTGTTGCTGTTGCACCTGGTACATTTATATTACTTCCACCATTTTTACTATAGAATAATGTCAAAGTAGAAGGTGTTCCATCTATATCTCTAGCATATATTTCTAAACTCTTACTACTTGTATCAGGTGTAGGAGTTGGTGTAACCGTTGACGTAGGAGTAGGTGTTGGTGGTTGAATTGTTAGTGTAGGAGTAGGTGTTATAGTACTCGTAGGTGTAGGAGTAGGTGTTCTAGTTGGTGTTGGACTTGGGGTTGGTGTAGGTGTAGGAAGTGTTAATGATAAATTTACACATACAGGATATATTGCTCT